TAACCCTCCAGCTAAGCGGCGCTCTGCGTCCGCTTGAGCGAACGGTTAGGCCATGGTGCAAAGCACTGAGCCTGACCAACACACAAGCCGACCGCACAGCGGTGGGCGCTTTGAAACCGAGCAGGCCGGAGGCTTGCGGAGAGCAACGATGAACCACCAAGTACTTGACGTGCGAGGAATACAAGGGCAGGCAGCGAAGATCCGCGACATCAGGGCCATGGCCGGGCGGGCAATGCTGGATGGGCCGCACGACTACCGCACCGAGGATCTCGAGGGCCCGCTGCTTGACTTGGCCGTTTCAAAGGCTGTCGGCTTGAAGGCTGTCATCCACCTAGTCGATAACGCGCTGGCACCGTTTTACGAATGCTGCGTACTGAATGAGTGCGGCCGACTGCAATACCAGTACATCCCGTCTCGCATGTGGAGCCAGGGTGGGCCGCTGGCGTCGATCTGCGCTGGCACACCACCGGGTTTTGCTACGCACCCGATAAAGAGAACCTGCACTACGAAACAGCTGAGGAGGCCTTTGAAGACCGGCTGCGCCAGTCAATGGTCAGGCTCGATAAGGCCGCCTACTTTGCCCAGGATCAGGCCGGAAAGAAATCAGCCCTGGCTTTGCTGGATGCACTGCGTGGGTCATATCAAGAGGAGATCATCACCAATGGCTTAGATCGAGCATGACCTCCACGCCGATGAGAGCGCTGAAATTGAAGTCTCTGAAGAGTTCGGCCATGGCTTTTATTTGCGGTTTTCTGGCAACAAATCAGCCATAAAAATCTATCTGGAAGTAGAGCAAATCGAACAACTGTGCAAGCAGCTCAAAGAATTTGGCTTTGGAGAAGACAATGGCGTTTAAGGTGCCGGAGAAATTCAGGATCCGCAATTTCGGGAAGTGGTCCTCAGATGAAAGTTTCGGCAATAACGGGGCTTTTCAGATCCGGACCCTGAAATTTCCAAAGGTGGTATTCATCGTCATTGCCAGCGATGGTGGTGGATGGGAGCACGTCAGCGTCTCAATCATGGGCAACCAGCGCTGCCCGACTTGGGATGAGATGTGTTTTATCAAGTCGCTGTTCTGGGGGCCTGAGGATTGCGTTGCACAATTCCACCCACCTGAATCCGACTATGTGAATCACCACCCCGGTTGCCTACACCTTTGGCGCGAGGTCGGTCAGGAGTTCAACAGGCCGCCGAGGCGATGCTGACATTTTAGGCCCAGGCAGACCCGTTCCAACGATATACAGCGTTTGTATCCTGTCGGTACACATGCATGCCCTCATGGCGGGCGCCTGGCGTGATCTGGGTGCCAGCCGAATCATACCCAGGCACAAAAATCCACCCGCCGTTATACCGCCCAGCAATGCAGTTTGCCCTGCCTGACCACGCCCCGGTGGGTGATGCACCGACTACATACGCATCACCATCGGTTGGCGACCCTGGCGGGGTGTTTGTGACGCCAATGACACCGATACCCGCCAGCAGCTGCAGGGCGAATAGCGCCTCATTGACGGTCACCTCTGGCTGTTCCTGTTGGGATGCCACTGTTGGAATCCCATAGTCCGGTGTACTCATACTGTAAACACTCCCGCATGCCCACGCCCACGCGTGGAGCTGATTTGATAAATTCTGATGGATACCGGATCACCGGGGGTGAATCCGTCTGCCGTCTGCTGGGCCGCCGTGTAAGTCACGGTTGTTGCGCTGGCGCTTATCGTGCGGACTGGGGTCGCCCCATCATAAACGACAACCTGATACGATTCTGTTGGCTCGTCGAGCGCAACAGCCCCATACCCGATACCAGGTGCGAAATGGCGCGTCCTGCGCATCCATGTAATAACGACATCCCCTGTGCCATCTCGATATCCCCTGCCGTGCACCGGGCTGCGGGGCCTTGCCTTTTCGCCTGTGTTGGTGAACGTGACGGTATCAGTGACATCTGCCTCGAGCTGCAGGGTCGACACGCCTTTGTAGAGCCTTTGGCGATCCCAATCCGTTATGGTGAAGTCTACTGACGGCATCAGGCCATATTCAAGCAGGACGAAAATCTCATTTGTGGTGTGAGATTCTATTTCATGCTCTGTGGCGCGCCTGCCGCGTAGCAAATCCGACAAGTTGTATATGCGGGGATTGCTGCTCACCAAGGTCGCGGTGGCAAATTGGATGATTTCTCCACGCGAGCCGTCCGCCCTGCCGATCCACGCCGCGTTCCGGCCGTTCAACACCTCAAGATCAGTGACTGATTCAAGTTGGTGACGGCGATAAAGTAGTTGCACCTGAATGACCGTTTCCCGGTCCCAAAAGTCGGCTGATGCACCGGGCGTGGCAACAGCGATCGCGCCAGTAATGTTCCGGATGTTTGCAGCGCCGGCAGTCGAGAATGAGGCCCCGCTATCAATTGAGCGCATCATCTGGCCGCCGCGCCAGCCGGCGCTGGATCCGTCGATCGCGTAATTGAATGAAGTGCCTGTTTCCCCTGCTGAGACGATGGGCATATTGATTGGCATCGCGAAAGTATCGCCCGCCGTCAGCTGGGTGTTTGCAGGTACGTCAGCCTCAGCGGCCGCCGTGGCTCCGTCATAGATGAATGGGTCATCCATCACCATAGACAACCCAATTACACCATCAGCGCCACGGGTAACGCTTTCAACGCGAAACGGTAGCCAGTTGTCCGAAACCGGCAAAGCAATTACATCAGCGGGCTTGATGAATTGAAATTTATCACTGACGTTGATACTGCAGCTCATGCGCGTGGTCCATGGCTCCCAAAGCAAACGGTCGACAATTTGCCGCGCCCTGCTTGAGCTCATTGTGATCTGCATAGTGACGTTGAGCTTGGTTTCTGCAGATCCCTGATATCTGAATGATGTCTGGGTGTTTTCTTGATAGTCCCGGGCATAATCGTAATAGGTCAGCGTAGCCGATTTTGGCAGCTTGAAATCTGGCTCCCTCGATGTCTGAAGTGGAGTGACAGCCTCGCCAGATCCGGGCCCACGCGTGGCCATCTCAGACAGCTCGATGGCGGTGGTAAAATGCCGCCCACGCTTTGTGAAACGGATCGCGCCCGAGAATTCAGCGACATCAAATGCAAACGCTTTTTGGAGCGGTTCCGTTGCCGAAACGGCATCAGTTTGAGATGAGATGATAAAGCCATCAACGGTGTCATTCATTCCGGCGCTGATGTAGAACTCATCAGACTCAAGGCCAGCCCGCTCGCATATGGTCGTGATTATGTCCCTTGTCGTCGATACCTCGCCAACGACTTCAAATTCAAAGTTTGGTGTACTGTTGCCGAAGTCAGCGAGCTGCAATGTATCGATGACCACGTATGACACATAACGATATGCCGGCACGTTACCAGCACCAAGCACTGCCTCGATTGTCGGGTCAGGGTTTTGGGTATCGCTGCCTGGGTAAATCGCGATCGATCCGTATACCAGCCCATCATCACCAGGGAACACCTCACCGGCATCTGGCAAAACAGGAACCGTGCCCTGCTCAAATATCAGTTTTGCATTTGCCCAGATCCGCGTGATTGTCGTGATCCGTTCGCCCACCAAAAATGCATATGAGCGGGAATAACTGTATGTTGTCGTTTCGACCTCTGGGGATCCGCCCTTTCCGCCTGAGCTCTGGTTCCGGCGGCGCTCAGTCAATTCGCCAGCCCATATCAAATTACCAGCGCTGCGATTCCGCGTGCCAAAAATCAGGGGGATTGGCGTGCCGTATGCAGATGAGCTGATCTTGTCTGATCCAGAACGCTGACCTGGTATCTTGATGGTATCAAACAGCTCATTGAAAACTTTCCCGGCAATATCGAGAGACCAAATACTCGCCGATGCGGCAATAATTAGCGCCCCAGATGCAACATCAACCACTTGTCAGCCCCCTGTATCTCCACCAGCCATGCACCTGAGACTTTGTATGCTCGTTCATTGCTGTTTCGACAACCAAACCCGCCTGGCCGTATGCGTGAATCATCCCGGCTCCATGATGGTCAGAATAAAACCCAAGATGCTGGGGGATTCCGGGCCGCCAACACATCCAGAAAATATCACCATACCTGACGGCATCCGCCTCGATGCGCTCCAGATGCATCTCCATGACGCGCTGCATTTGCGTTGGATTTGGCAAGCGTGAATACCTGATGAGGTCACGTGTCAGGGCTGGCATAAGTCCCAGCGCGACACCAACGCCCTCAACCAATCTTGCACAGTCAACGCCGTGCCCCTTGGTGCATGCTTGATGGTGATATGGCGTGCCAATCCAGCTGCGCGCCTCTGCAATAACGTCGCTATGATCTGGCATTTGGCGTTTGCACCATAGAATCGAAACCTGGAATGTCAGGGAATCCGCCAAAGCTCGCCATGGTCAGCCCGAACTTGTCCGTGTGTGCCGTGCGTGTGCCGTCACATCCTGGCGTGATCGTGTATTCATCACCCACTTGTATCTCATTGGGCATGATTTCCCAAAGCGTGATGATGTTGTCGCCAGCAACGTATGATTTCACCTCGCTCGATATGCCGGCGTTGTCGCCCGTTGTCCATGTCAACCGGCCAAAATCAAAATATCCATCTGCTTCAGTCAGTGACGAGTCAACAAACTGCCGGAAGCGGTTCCGCTGCAAAGCGTTTCTCGCGAGTAATCCGGTGACCTCGCTATCGACTTCAAGCGCCGCCAGATTTACAGGGCATCGGCCATCGCCAAGCCTGAACCGGCAGGCAGGCGTTACCGTGTCGAGTAGCGGCCTCTGGGAAAGTTTGGCGCCGGTGCTCAACATCTCGGCCGTGTATCTCACACCGCCCTGAGTAGTTTTCCCGAGTATGCCCTTTGCGAGGCGGCGAGGCGTGTCAGTGACATCGCCCCAAGATACCTGCCATATCTCAACCAAGGCGCCATCAAACAGGCCGCTGGCCAGATCATGCTCGGTGATTGATTCATCAGCCAGTATGCCGTTGACCTCAGCATCACCAACGCCGCCGCCTGACGTGATGACACCGGCTTCAAACGCGCTGGCAACCAACGAATTGCACGGCAAATACTCAATCGCCTGAAACGTGATTGGCTCATCGTGAGTGGTAAAGGCAAACACATTGCCGTCACGGCGCGTTATTTTCCAACATTGGCAACGGTAGCTGATGCAAGGCGATATTGATGCCAGGGCGAGAACGCAAGCCTGAGAGAAAACTACAGGCTGGGATTCCCGGTACAAAACAAGCACTGATGATTGTGACGTGCGGATGTCACCATCACCGTCATATAGAGCAAGAATGCCAGCCTGGGATGTGCGTATTGTCATGAAAGCCTACGCAATCTGAATGATGCTGATGATATCGTAGACGCATTCCATGGCGCACCAGTTGCTGGGTTAGTTTCAAAAACGTCCTCATAGTAGGAATAGCTGTCCGCTATGGAGTGCACATCACCGGCATCGACATCACTCCCTGATATCATGCTCACCTGCATGGTTGCGGCGCCGGCCTCAGTCTTGCGCGCAAGCGTGACAACCTGGACACCGCTGATAGCTCCAACGTTATCACCAGCATTCTCAAAACCAAACTCGCTGGTGACGGGCACAGAATCTGATGCAGTGATGTAGCTGGTGTCGCCGTCTGCAGACCTCAAGGCTGTATAGGCATTTGCAGCCCCAGTGACAGTCATGTCTTGTGTTGCCTGATTTGCATTTGGTAATAGCGTAATCACTCGACGATCACCAATGAAATCATTGTTCAACGTGCCGCTGGTGTCCCATACAAAAAAGTCGTCGAAATATCTTACGTTAGTTGAGCCTACAATAGTTTCAAGACTCAACATGACTGATGCAAAATGGTCGGTTCCGGTGTGCACTGTGTCAAGGCTTGAAACATTCGCCACAATAACTTCGTTGACTCGTATTTCAATTTCGCCCGCTGAATTCGAGGCAGCGGCGCGTATTTCAATGTGTTGCCATGTGCCGGGGGATAATATGCTGGGTGATGTCGTGTGCAATACAGTCCCAACAATGCTGGTTCGCCTAACCTCAATTGCGCCCGATGGCAATTGAATGAAATATAGGTTTGCTGTCGAACCGAACACACCAGATGAGTTGCTCAGGCCACACAACACCTCTGACGATGATGGCGAAGAATCAAAATAATAACCAAATCCAAAACCAACCTCAGAAAGCAGAGAAGGAAACCCAAAAATAAGCTCACCGCTTGATGAGGACGCGCCTCTCAATGATCTTGATCCCGTTCGCACCTGAGTGCTTGACAGCTGCGCTCCTGAAACAGACAGGTATTGCCCTATTGCCAAATTGGAGTTGCTGCCATCGTAATGGTCAAAGCCATCCATAAAAATTAATGACATTTTTACCTCAGCAAAGTCGCGTTTCGAGAAGGGTGAGGTCTGAGTATCCACCCAGACCAAACGTTTGAACAACAGCATCAAACGAATCATCAGACTCGAATCTAACTGAAACGTCGAATAGAAAGCCGCAGCTTACGGCAAGCCCACTGTCTGGGGCATCAGCAAAAACAATCTCGCCGCCCTCTCGACTGACTTCCCATCCAGACTCCTGAATTATTCCATTGACCGCAACTATCACGCTCGAAACGACTGGCAGATATATATTTCTGACATATGTGCTTGAACCAGAAACATACTCTTTCGTTATTTGAAAAGTAGTGCGCAGACTATCTCCAACACCAAGCACTTGATCGACTGCAGATATGGTCGGTTCTAATGTTGGGGATGTGAGATCAACGCTCGCAAAGTCAAACGGATCACGGAACGGAAATATCTTTGCAGGGCCGCCCATCACAAGCCAATGAGATCGCACTGCATTAAAAATCGACATATCCCGGACAACCTCCGGCAGGGTATACCGATGCAATGGGTGTTGCCATCTTCGATTTACCTGCTCCCGCCCGGAATCAACCACAGCGATATCCGTCGAAAATTTCGGACTGGCGTACACCGGATATCCAGCAACGCAATCAGGCAAATACACATCAACAAATCGGCTCATGCAATGCTTCGCTTAGCTCGTTTTAATAACTGGCGCTGACTCATTCTAAATGAATCAGCGTCTGGTGTTTTAACATTGAACACCTGATTGACTACTGTCTGCCGAACGCCGCGGCCATCGCTTGTAGATGCCGCTCCCGGCTTGCCAATGTTGTCGCGGCCTGATCGAAGTTTCTCGAGGTTTGCAACACCGATCCGGCTTGTGGATGCCGCGTCGAAAACAAATTCTTTCCCGTGCACTACACCGGCAACATCATCTGCGCTGCCGTTGCCGGTATATCCACCCTTCTTGAATCCGCCCTTTGCCATAGCGATAGCAGCAATCACTGCAGCCAAGCCAACTGCAGCAGCCGTGCCGAATGAGCCGATAGACGCGGCTGTGGCGGCTGGTGTCCATGCTGCTGTGGTTTGCGTTGCTGCAGCGGTTTGAGTTGCTGTGTTTGTGGCGGTCGCCACCTGGGCCACACTTGATGTTGACGTAATAGCTGCAATCTGAGCACCGGATACCTGAGCAGCAGCGGCCGTTTTTGCAGTCGCTACTGCTTGCACTCCTGCGATCTCAAGAGCGGCGTTCACTGCGTACCTAGCGCCCAGCTCAATCAAAGCGCTGAGGACATTCTCCAGAATGGATCTGGCGATTCCCTTCATTGCCGAGTCAAAATCCTCAGCCCAGAGAATGGATTTTGCTGCAGCTTCCGAAAACCCTTGCGTAAGGTTTTCAAGCGCCCCACCGAGAGCACTCTCTACCTGACCAGCAACGTTATTTGCTCTATCAGCGTAATCATCTAATGCGCGGCTAGCCCCGTTCGTCCAATCTCGCTGAGCGGCATCTATGGCGGCATAATAGTCCTCTTGCATGGCCTTGCGTTGGCCAAGAGAATCCTCAAGGATCTTGGTTTCTTCCGCGTAGACGCTTTCGTTGATACCACCAGTATTGCGCTGGTTTAGTAGCTCTTCGCGTTTTCGGGCAAATTCCTGCTCAAGAGCTATACGCTCTCGCATGCGCTCGGCTTGCTTTTCTCCAAGGCCAAAAGTGGCAAGTTGAATGCGATAGTTCTCTTTTGCCCCAGCGGTTTCATCATTCGCTGCACCCTGGAAATTTGCAATTTTCCTGAGGTCTTTTTCAACTTTGGCCAGCTCTTTCTTGGCGTCGACTTCAGCAGCAAGCGCCACAAGGTTTTCACGTTGTTTTTCGTTGATGCCGTTGAGGCGGCCGGCCTGAATATCAAACAGCAGCTTTTCTGCCGCCGTCATCTTCTCGACCTTGGTTATCTGTGTTTGAAGTGTCTCGACGTAGGACTGATATTTGCTGGCAATGCGTTTGATGCGAGACTCTTGGTCCTTGTCTTCCTTTTTGGTTTCCTTCTTGGAGTCGTTCAGCTTGTCATTGGCTTCAGCCTGAGCAAGGATCTTCGTTGCGATCTCGCTATTGATATCAATGCTGTTTTTCTTCAGCCAATTCAGCGCTTCCTCTTTCTCAGAGAGGTCTTGAAGTTTGAGGTTCTGCTTGTCCAGCGTCTCGAGGTATTTCTGAGCATCGTCGATGCTCTTGAAACGGCTGGATCCCTGTGCCTTCTGCAGCTTGCCAAGCGCAGATGTCAGGGCATTGATCTTTTCCTCTGTGGCAGTCAAAGATTCCTGAGTGACCTGATTGGGGCCAATCTGTGGCACATCACTCGACAGGATATCCTGCATGCGATCGCGCTGGCTCTCCAGCTGCTCAAGGTCTTTCTCAGCGCGCTTTATGGCATCACCGATCTGGTCAAATGATGCTGTATCGACGTTGATCTTGAGGTCATTCGCCAGGATCTGCTTGCTGAGATTTCTCACCCGCTCATCAGCTTTTGTCGCAGCTGCAGCAGCGGCGTCGAATCCCTTTTCAGCACTTTCGCCAAAGTCCACAAACGCCGTGGCCGCCAGCCCCAGCGTCACAATCAGCCCCACAGGCCCACCAAGCACACCAACCAACCCACGACCAGCGGCCGCCACCTTGCCAAGGGCTGCAGCGCCCAGTGACGCAGCTGAGGCACTGGCCAGCATGGCAGCGCCACGCGCCCCGGTGGCGGCCGTCGCCGCAGCCTCAGCCGTGGCCACGTTGATAGTCGCAATTCGCCGGGCTTCGAGCGCCGCGATGGCCTTCGCAGAATTGGCTTGAGTAGTGACCGCCAGCGATGCTTCAGCGGCCTGCAATTGCTTGATGATGGCGACCTCAGATAGCCTGAGCTCTGCCATTCGGGCCACTGATTGCTGCCGCCCCATATCGGTGATCTGGGCCTTGTGACGCACCTGCTCAAGCTCAAGCTCAGCGGCGATGGCAGATTGCACCGACCGAAGCCGGGTTATTTCCTGAACTTGGCGGGCCTTGGTCGCCGCGTTCTCAGCATTTACAGCGGCAACGGCAGCGATGGCCCTCTGTTGTTCCGCCTTCACCACAGCCAGTGTTGCAAGCGCCGCTTTTTGGTCTGTAAATGCCTTCTGGGCTGCAGCACCGGCCGCCGCTTTTGTCGCTGCCGCATTGGCCTGAGCAGCTTTGACCATCTGGACAAGTGCACCAACAGCCTTGCCGCCAGCAACCGCCACGCCAAGACCAAGCGCTTTTTCAACAATTCCGGAATTTTCTGCTAAGTAATCCATAGCGCCGGCAACGCCAATAATGGCATCAGCTATTGCGGTGGATGCTCCTAGCGATTGGTCCATTGTGCCAATCATCTTGGTGAACGAATTGTTCACCGTGGTCAAAGACTGGCTTATTGTCGGAGCTATCTTGCCGAATTGCTCATCGACTGCTTTTGACTGTTTCTCGAGGGCACCAACGACAACATCTGCCGTCAGCTTCCCGTCATTGGCCATTGTCCGCAGCTTGCCGATTGTGACGCCAAGCCCATCAGCGATGGTTTTCGCCAGGGCCGGAGTTTGCTCCATGACCGAGTTGAATTCCTCGCCGCGGAGTACTCCACTGGCAAAAGCCTGACCCAGCTGCACCAATGCGGCCTGGGCTGACTCTGCATTTGCACCGCTGATTGCCAGGGTCTTGCTGATCGTCGAGACAATCCCGGCAACACCATCAGAGCTCAAACGCAGCTCCTCCGCATTCGAGGCAATGCGTTGGTAGAGCTCGGCAGTTTCAGCAAGTGGCGCGCGGGCTTCCTGAGCTATCCTGAAAACGTTTTCTTGGGCCTGTGCCAGCCCGGCAGAGGATTCAGTGACAAGCTTCAGCCTGTTGCTGATATTCGTCCATTCATCAGCAGCTCGGGCGATTTGCTGAGTGCCAAGGAAAGCTGCAATTGGGGCGGCAATACTGCTCAGAGCCGTGCCCAGAGTAGCCACCTCATGCGCGGTCTTTACACTTTGATCGCCAAGGGCTTGAACGCTGGCTGTAGCCTGTCCTGATGTTCTCGCGACTGCTGCAGAGGCCTTCTTGCTGGCGCGTTCTACCTGCCCCATGCCAGCAGTGAAATTGCCTGTCTTGGCTATGACATCGAGCGTCAAAACACCTAGTGATCTGGTTGCCATCTAGTTCCAAGTCCTCATTGCTTCTTCGAGCGTTAAAGCCGGTTCATCCATGTGCGGCGAAAAATCCCGCTGTGTCCACCCGCCATCCTTGCTGTGTAGATTGGCTGTGAGTGCACATAGCTGGGCAATACACATTTCAAGGCGAAACGGGGTATTTAAGGTTCCGCGTTTATTGCGAAACCTGACCCACTGCATATATTCCACAAAGCTGATCCGCTCCTTGGCCTCCGCAATCGTGCGGCCACCAACGCCACTGAGGACGAGCTCGCACCAAAACTCGTCCTCTTGCGTCAGCTCTTTGTCTTTCCCTCGGAATTGACCTCAGCGATGACACCAAGAAGCGCAAAGGTAAGCTCTGAGTTCAAGGGACCACGCTGAGGATCAGCCTCCCCGGTCACATCCTCAACGGTGAAAACAGCCTTGCCATTTTCATCGCAAATGCAGGACGCAATACGGCCGGCAGCGGCCTCTGTTTTTCTTGCGAGAGACTTCAAATCCTCAAGCGCTGAGTTGTAGGAGAGACGGCGGACGTAAACCGTCGCCGTCAATTCCTCTTCACCCTGCTGCCATTTGATCTCCCGCTCCACCGGCGCGCCCGTGAACGCGCCAACTGCCTGCAAGCTATCGATTGACAGTTTCATTGATTAAACAGCCCTCTGGATCCAGTAACCACGGCCAGAGCGCTGAATCGTGAAGTTGGTGGTCACGACAGTGTTGGCCGTGAAATCGAACGGGAAGTCCGATACATAGCCACTAAAGCGATACCAAGTTCTAGTGGTCGGCAACACAAACTCGTCGCTGCCATCGAGAGTAGGCAGCGCCGTGGGGTTGTTGTTCACGTCCAGAGGGCCATCAGACCAGCCGATAACGAAATCAAGCACCGGAGACGGGTCCGATTCGCTGAATTCATAAAGGCGCAAGTGGCTCTGGTTGTTGGGGTCAGCGTTGAGCGTCCCAGTGGCCTGGCCAGGAGTGCGCAGGCCGGGGCGATAGCTGCGAGTCGTAGCTGAGAGGCAGGTATCCTCGATTTGATCCGCAGGGTTGCCACCGGGATTGAAAGAGGTAATGCACTCGATTTCACGGACGCCCGCGCCGTTGCTGTCATATGCGGGATCGATGACAAACAGCTGGGTGCCTTGAGTCAAAATTGACATAGCATGTCTCCTGAATTGCAGGCATAAAAAAACCCGCACATGGCGGGCTGGTGGTGGTGCTCGGTTTTAGCGTCGGACTATCCAATCAACGGAAAATCCATAACGAAAATTTCTGGTGCTTGGGTCTCGGTCTGTACCGCCCCATGAGACGATGTTTGCACGTCGCTGAATTGCATTCCTGATCGCTTGGGCTACTGCCGTCGCAGAATCAGCTGTGCTTGCGTAAACATCGATCTGAATAGAAAACTGGTCAGCATCAGGCGCTGAATCCAAGTAGTTTTGCGGAAACCCTCCTATGGTCTGCCAGACTGCATATGGCAGCTGTACACCTTGAGGAGCCTCGCCAAATTTGTACAGCCTGGTGGGGACCGATCCAAGCAGAGCAGTGACGGCAGCATTGGCAGCGCATACTTCGAAAATAGGCGGAAACATTATTCAATCGCCTTGCTGAGTTCTTCGGTGTATTCGGCAGCAAACTTGGATATCACGTCATCGACTCGCTCTGACAGCGCTCGACGGAAAAATGGCCGGGCCTGCATCTTCTCAGTGCCAAACTCAAGTAAACGCCAGTGAGGTGTTGGCGCATTGACGCCCGTTTCAGGATCTTTGCTCAACACGGCACCGTGCCGTATCCCTACTCTGAATCCGATATCCCCTGTGCGCTTAAACAACCGACCGTTCCAACGCAGAGCGACGTTACGCGCTATGCTACGGCCAGTATCCGGATCATCGAGTTGTTTTGCATTTTTTCGTGCTTGAATTGCAACAAGGTTTGCTGCTTTTCTGAGAGCCGATCGACCACCCTTGTACTTGGTTTCATTATTCGCATTCCGCAGCTTGATAACCAAATCATCAATGCCGCTGAGCTTGAACGTCACTGAATCCATTTCAGATCCTCAGCATGTCGACAGCTTCATCAAGCCAAGCACTAGCAGCTGGCGCATCCGCATAGTACTGGATGGCCGGGATGCCGGCAGTCCAATGCAGAATCGCAGCCTCCTCGATATCATCGCCTTCATCAGCAAGCACATTCCAGCGGGGTGGCAGCTCACCAATTGCATCACCGCAAAAACTTAGCTGCAGAAGGTAGAGGGGGCTTGTGTTTGCGATGCTCACAGGATTCACCCACTGCCATGCGTGATGCTCACAATTGATGATCATCAGACTCGCCCAGTTTTTGCGGTGATAGTTGCTCTGGCTACACTCCAGTGGCGTACCAATGTATTTGCGCGCATGCCTGCTCTCATAATCGGGCCGCTTGACGACCTGCACCGCATACGATGGATCGAATAACGAATCCAATTCTTCGATATCAGCCAACGCCAACATATCAGCGGCATCAGCAAAGATTGCGTGGCCCTTATATCCCATCAAATACGGAACCAGAAAACGCGAGAGCGTGAAATTGTTGCTCCCTGTAGGCAATCCATTTAACGCGAGAGGGATGATGGATAGTGGCCTACTTGTCCGCGTTAGAACCGATGACACGAAAACATGAAACCCGACAGCTTCGCGTGCATCATATCCGCAGAACAATTTGATCATGAAAGAACTCCGATGATGTGTTTCCATGCCTGCAGCGACTCACATGGAGTCCACTGCCACCACGCAAGAGCGCGAAGAAATTCCAGGCGCTGTTCAGTGGTGGGTGCATGATTGTTTTTGTACAACGCGTATGCCGCGCCGTCTTCACACTCGACTGGAATTCCTGCAATGCATGCATCCACTGCCACATTCGAGTGACTGCAGACGACGAGTGAAGCCCCCTCGATTGCCTGCTCAATACTGCCGGATGCGTTTTTGCAGCTCCGTAGAGACTCGCCTGGCACCTTCGGCCGATAGAGGATTTTTTTACCTGGATAGCGAACGCGGAGGTCAGCCAGCTTCTTGGTTTCCCAGTCTGGCCCCCCACTGCCAATGAATTTCCGCTGCTTGCGGCCTTGGCCTACCAAGATAATTGGCCCAGCTGAATCCGCATCATTGCGCAGGTTGATACCGGCGTTATCAAAGCGTTCAGGTGGCATTGTCTTGATTAAACGGTGTGGATGATCAGCATCGATTGTCAGGCGCATGCTGAAGTTCACTGGGGTGTCACGGCCCCAATAACCGAGATCCCATCCTATAAGGTGGCCACCAGCACGCAGGTGATCGTTGATCCATGGTCTACGCCCAACGTGGCCCAATCCGTAGCTCATGAGCCATTCTGAGCGGCCTTTCCATTCACTGGATAGATAGACAGACACGCCAGCTGGCGTCGCTGTCTCGACCATTGCGCGCAATATCTTCTCGCCACGCCGCGACGTTCTTGGCTGGAGAATGACCTCACAATCCATTCAAAAACCCGCGCAATTCCGCCGCAGCCTTTTCGACCGTAAACGCCCGCGTCCGCAACGCTTCAGAGGCCACCGCGCGCGCTTCCCATTCTTGAAACAAACGAATTGCTGCAGCCAGCTCGCCAACGGTGTCTGCCCATTCTTCGCCACCAGATGCTGTTTCGATGTAACCAGCTTCTCGGCAGCCAACCCACGGGGTCGCGCTGCCCTGAGCATTGGCCAGCTTGACACCGGATTTCCAATTGCGCGGCGCGTATCCTGAGGAGCCTCTCAACGCGAGGACGATATCGAGATCAGCAAGTGAGCGGGGACTGAGCACAAACTCTGCGCCAATTCGCTGGCATTCTGATTGGATAGCAGGCAACCACGGTGCAATGTAATTCGCGGCCCCCTCATACCCAATTTTCAGGATCCGGTCTCGAATAGGATTCAGCTCTATGTCAGGGCGATGATGATGCGGCAACCACAAAACCGGCACACCAAAATGGGCGCAGTCATTTGCCATTTGTTGCGTGGCGGCGATGATGGCATTGGGTCTGATCCTGGCGAACTCGGCATCGAGCCATGCCTTGCAAGCGCCCTCAGTCCAGTCATTACCATGGGGCTGTGGCCATGCATCGACGACATCCCAAACAACAAAGCTGCCCCTGATGGCCCTGAGTAGCTGGTCCGGAATTCGCTTCACCGCGATCACGACATCAGCGGAAGTTTTACTCACCATCGGCTGCACATCAGCGCCCAGGGCTTCACCAAGCTGCACGCCGCGAATCTGCCAGCTACCGCTGGTACCGCGTCCGGTAAAGAGCACTTTCACAGACGCACACCAAAGCCAACTGATTCTGTCCTGGCCATATATGGGTGTCCGGCGATGGTCGTGCTATGGACTGACGGACCCGTGCGCAGATCATCAGCCGCAAGCATCAGATGCCGCCAATCGATCCCCGTGAATAGGCTGGAAATCCCGGCAGGCGTGATGCGGAAATAGTCACTTGGGTATGCGTGAATTCGCCAAATAAACGGGACGGACAAAAAGATCGTTGCGTCGGGCAGCATCAATTTCTGAATGTTTTCAGCCATCAACCATGGACGCCGCGAATGTTCCAATACGCTCATGCACTCAACATGTGCAAACTTACCAATACTGCTAGGCAGCTCTTCCTCGAGATCAAGAACGATATCGACGCCATCTCCCTCTAACATATCGATGCCTACTGCATCCGCGTATCTCTGGCGCCGATCCTCTTTGCCCTGGTATATCTTGGATCCGACGATCAGTGTCCGGCCTGCATTTGGCCTGACAAATTTCCTCTCAAATTCAGAGAGAGAGGAGGCGCGCAAAAGGCTGTCCATTTGAGATCTCAGTGATTGTCCATTGCGCCCATGCCAACCGCCTGAACATCTCAAGGCGGCCTGACACGGTATTGTTTTGTGCGGCTATCCAATTTGGCATTTCGCTGATTACCGGAATGCCCATCATCAGAGCCTTCACCGCTGCCCCGCTGCCCCACGTCACAACCAGCCCGCAGCTGCTCAGGTCATCGTCAAGAGAAATTCCGCCCGATATGCCAGGGTGTCGCCGGATGCGCCCGCCATGGCGCTTGAGCGCGCGCTCAGGCCAGTGCATTGGCATTGCAGTTGGTGCGCTCCCGATTCCACGCTGGGCAATAATCACAGTTTCGCCTGTGGTCCTGAACGGCAGCAGATCAACTCCGAGAGCGTCCCACCTGTCGGTGGCGCCAACCGGAAATTTGCCGGCAGAGTTGTGATGATCGCGGGCAAGATGTAGCCAAGACTGGCCGGCGAAATCGTTTCCCCACGTCGCATTTTCGGCAACGATCACATGCCGGAATTTCTGTGCTATCTGATCGCCAATACGAATCCGGTTCCAGGTGACGAACACATCATCGTCGCTGGGTATGCCGCCTGGGATCCCAAATACAACTTTGTATCCATGTCGGAGTAGTCCTTTTTTAAACGCGTCAGCACGATCGCCAGAACAGTGGCGCAGATTAAGCCAGACAGTTTTCAATGGCGTCCTTCGGATAGCAGTGGAGTGCAGTGCCTGGCGTGCAATTGATAATTTCGACGCCGCGCGGCCTGTAATTCGCGAATTGCTTTTTGAAAACGTCCATCCGCCCGGGGGGCGTGGATTTGAGTGGCAACGGATGCTTTCCGAAGAAATGATCGCCCGGGGAATGCAGATCAAAACCCAGCAGCAGGATTCTTTTGGCTCCCAACTGCACTGCAGCCATAATACCGAGCAGCCCAGAGTTGGTTCCGCTTGCTGCCGTCATCTTCTCCACGCCTTTGACGCCCTGAAAATCGTGCAGCAGCCCAAGCTTTATGCCTGCAAAACCCATGGCATCTGGATTGGCCTTCCACCATGCTGCATCAGCAGAAACGAGGGCGTCAGCCCATGGCGCCAGGCGATAAGCATCAGAAACAACAATTGCTGTGCATTTTCCGCGAATTGAATCAACGGCATCCGCCGTCAAACTTGGCCCCGTTGCCATAACGACAGCAATCATTGCCCGTCATTTACGCCTGTGCTGCACGGCATTGTCAGATATTCCATGCCGCCATCTGCGTCAGGGAGAATGCCTTGGATGTTGTATATGACATCGGTACGGTTCAACCTTGTATGCACCAGACGCATTGAGGTATCGATGCCATCCCGGTGCCTGATGACTATTCTGGCAACAATCTGCGCCTGAAGAGTCTGGGATTGGATGAATTCACGGGCGCTGAGCGGCTGTATATCTGCCCACACAGTAGCCACTGTTTGCCATGCAACTGTGACCTGCCCTGTAGTTGTGTTCTGGGTCTGGATCTGGCGTTGAATCCTCACCCGGTGGCGCAGACGTCCGGCCTCGATGCTCATACGATCGTGGTTTTCCGTAGCGAGGCCAGCAATGCAGTGGCACCGACCCCCAGTGTATATCCATAGCCCCAGTGGCTGGGGACCGCCGCAACGCCAGAGCCATCCCTGAAACGATAGTGCTGAGCAATCTCTATCAACACCGCGCCCTTCACTTGCGGCTTGGGGGTTGCGTTTCCAAGCTGGTCCAGGGCAGGTATTTCGTCACCAGCACTGTCCTCAAGTACGTCTCCATTCGAATCGACAGCAGGTTCATAAGCGCGCCAGTCATCTTTCAGCCATGCGAGAACGGCACTACTCACTGCAGAGATCCACAGATCAAGCCAAAGATCATCCGCGTCAGTGTCGATGCGCAGATGGTCTCGAGCTTCGTCAATTGAGATGAGCTGAGTCACTTGGCGCCCTCGCCTTCAGGTTTGAGTTTCACGGGGGCTGCAGGTGTACCATCGGCACCTTTAGGGCCTCGCTCACCATCTCGCCCTTTGCGGGCAAACAGGCGCCAGTCTTCTTTGTTTTCAATGCCGGGTTTTGACTTGGTGTCACGCAGGGCAATCCAGGCGCTGCCATCGTGGGTGAGGATGTCACCTTTTTCGCAGGCCATTCCCTCGCGCCAGTAGCCGCGATCAAGCGGGATCGGTACCAGCTTGGTGAAGTCGCCACCACGGCCTTTGATCGTGATTTTGCGTTCTCCGTCATAATCCATGGTGAATTCTGTGAAGTCAGCGCCATCGCGCCCGTCAGCACCAACCACAGGCCCGAGATTTTTCATCCTGCCATCCATCAATGTGACGACCAAATTGCCGCCTCGATCGATGATCGTGTCAGCGATGCCAATGCCATCAGAGCCTTTTTCACCCGGGGCCCCATCTTTGCCAGGGGCCCCATCTTTGCCAGGGGCACCGTCTTTCGGCACAGGGATAGCTTTTACCGCCAGATCAATTTGTTGTCTGGCCTCGGCCATCACCAGCTTGATGCCGTCATCAATCAAAGGGCGAACATCATCAAGGGTGATACTCTGGCCATCTTTGCCCGGGGCGCCATCTTTCCCATGAACAGGCTGAGGCATAGCCGCGATCTGTTTTTCCAACTCGATGATCCGAGCTTTCAATGGCTCGACAGCCTTGCAAATTGCTTCCCCCATTGCGCGCCCAAATTGTTCAGGGTCAAATTTCACTGACTGCCTCCGTTAGGGCCTTGATTGCTTTCTGGGTCGCCACGATGGTTTTTGCCTCATCAATGGCATCTTGATCATCGTCAGAGATCGGAGTTTGTTGTGCAGGTGGTGGCGGGGGTGCAGCCTGCTCGATCTTGTTCATCCGAACCTGATCAAGTGGAAAATCTTGCTGCTGCATGTAGACCGTATCGCCACCATCAAGGGGAGGACGATTAAACCGGGCCCTGCCTTCATTCGGGGTTTCGATGCCGCCACCAACCAGTTTGGTTGCCACATCGGCACGTTTGCCCTCGTCCATTCTCAGCAGTGGCTCGAGATCCAGCTCAATACTCAAGGGGGCTGTTATGCGTAGGCCGTCCTCGAGGAGGGTCTCCATGTGCTCAATGTGCGTTTGGAGCGCATCCGAGTAATACAGCTGATTCAGGCCATCAACGCCCAGACCAGCCGGGATAGATCCAATGCCGACCTTGAAAGGGGGAATTCCGAAAGGCTGGCAGATTTGTTCGTCGCTGTACCGCATCTGTTCAACCATTTGCGAATCAATCGAACGGACAGCGAAAGACGTGAATTTCATATCGGCGCCGATGATTGCCACCTTGCCGGAATTGTCGCCTGTGAAATTCTGGTCCCAGTAGTTCTTGATCTTGTCGGCATCTTTTTCACTCATGCCGGCCGGCGCCGTGAGCAGTCCACCAGGCTGCGCGTTGTTTGCAAAAAACTTGGTGGAGTTGCGCAGGATCTTCATGTTCTTGAGCGCTGGCCAGTACGCGGCCGCCAGAGGAGGAACACCGATCAGCGGATGGTGTACAGTCATGCATCTGTCGTGAATGATCTCGCTGGCAGGAACTACCAGATTCTCGGCAGGGTAACCTTCTGGGAGTGTGTTGATGGCGTCTGTTTGCAGCTGGTAGTACACGTTGCCAGCATCAGAGACCATGGGCATTACCCGCTCAGGGTTGAGCACATAAAGCTCACGCACCACACCGCGCGCGTCCCGACGCTTGAAAACGTATGTATTGCCCTGGGTGAGTTTTGATAGCACCCAATATTCGCGAAATTGTGCTGCTGTCTGGTAGCTGTTGGGTCGCTTCAAGACAGGTTCATAGGCCGCATTACTTTCTGTTACCCATGTGCCCGAGTCCGTGCGCTTACGCAACAGAAAAGGCAACTTTCCAATATCCGATGATATCCGGGAAACGCATGCATACAGCGTCGGATACGTGATCAGATCACCGCGCGTCTCTTCGACGCCTGCCTGCCAAGCGCCTGAAAATGGCTCCAGAATTCTACGCCAGCCGCCGCGATGATCGGCGACGGTGTTGAGCGCCTTCTCTTTTTGCGCGCGTGTAATTTCGAAGCCGAATATTTTCACTTGATGTGCTCGCGGATGATTTCGCGGATTTTCTCGTCGCCTGAACGGCCATGCACCTTCAGCCCAAGTTCTTCGGCCATAGATAGCAAAGCGGCTCTATCCATGCCGGTAAGCTCATCGGCATCTACTTGTTCAGCTACCACAGGCGCTGCTTGTTCAACTACATCGGATTCTGCCGAAACTTCAACAATTACATCAGCAACCACAGCAACAGATTCAGCGCTCTCTCCGCTGATCTCTTTTGCAATGCGCTTCGACAAAAGCACCTGGCCAATCTTCGGGTGCACACGCTGGCGCCGCCCGTTTCTGATCACTTCAATCAGCATACTCACTCCAAAAGCATGGAGGGGCCGTGAAGCCCCTCCAGACTCGACAGACATCAAGAAGTTGGGAAGCCGTCAATCCACTGAGCCGCGCCAGAACGGCGTTTGCCCCACCAGATAAACCGCTCAGCCCTGAACGCGATGCTGTTCGTTTGCCACATGGAGACAAGCGACGTGGCAGTCACACTGGCGCTGGAGCTGTTGGTGGGTGCGTCATCCATCTGGATCGATGCGACATCAGATGCATCCAGCGTCACACTGCCATCGTCAGCCAGATAGATCTCGGATTCATCAACCAGGATGAACGGCGCGCCGCCAGATCCGCCGTTATTGGCCAGGTACTGAGACACACGCAGGGGAACACCATCCAGAACGCCACCCATCGGGGTTACGCCTGGGAACGCCGGTGTTCCAAGCGCCTCACGCGCCAATGAAAGCTGGCGAGCTACTGCCGGGGTGGTGTAATACGCAGGGCGGGCACCCAGGTAAGTGGTATCCCAAGGGGCCCACAAAGCAGCGATGGCAGCGCGGACAGATGCGGGGTCTGCATAGTCGATCGTGTTGCCGACCACCGAAACCGGTGAAACGCCGTTCAACAAGGATGCAGGCGAGACGTTAGAAACGGCAGCCAGATCCGGGTCAAACAAATCGGTATCAATGCGCTCGATTACGCAATCAGCAAGCGAGTCACGTACCAAAGCTTCAGCAGACGGATCTGAGAAACGGGCAAGCTCTTGAGTGATTACCGCAATAGCTGCGATCTTGGAGAATGGGACCGTGGTCGAGGTATAGTCGAACTTGGTAACTGGTTTCGCTTTGCCCTGACCTACCCATTGAGCGGTACCGCCAGAGGTTTGGCCACCAATGCGCACGTTGAAGGGCACAGGCCGGAAATTGGCTTGACCGATCAAGGTGCGTGGGCGCAAGTAGCTGATAAAGTCGCCCATGAAGTTCTGAGCGTAAACCAGGGGAGCTGCCCAAGTGCTGTCCAGCGAAGTACCGGCAGCGACAGTTGCCTTGAGCTGCAGCATTTCTTGGAGGTTTGCACCTTCAGCCTGGGCTTTCAGCGTGCGCACCACGCTCTCAGTGTTCGGGTAGAACTTCTGAGCAAGCTGGAATGCCAGCTGGTGGTTGCCTTTTGCCTTCGTCAAACACATGGCATAACGAGCAAAGGCGATGCCGGGAGGCAGCTGCTCATTGGTTTTGACCTGCAGGGGCGACTTGTATCCGCCATCAACCGATTTGTTACGGTCAGCAGAATCATCAACGGCTTTTGCGGACAGTCTGTCCATTTCAGCCAGTTTGCTCAGGCGCGCAATATCAGAGTCGAGACGCTTGATTTCGCCTTCGATGGTATCGAAAGACTCGGCCTCTGCCGTATCCATTGAGCGGGATTCGTCCACGGATTTCTGCGCGATGGACTTCATCTCGGTCATTTTTGCTTCGCGGGTTTCTTTCAGGGCCGCAACCTGTTCGAGAAAGGTTTTCATTTTTCATGCTCCAAAAACAAAAAAACCGCCAAGAGGCGGTGATATTTTTCGTGGTGATCTTCGCGACCTGGGTGCAACGCCAAGCGGCTGATCGAGAGGTTGGGTTATGGGCGGATCAGGCGAACAGCCCCGTTTAGGTTTGCTGGTTTGGCTTTTTGGATATCGAGCAGCCTGACGTATCCGAGATCTCGACGACCGGTGTCGAATGCCTTGATGCTCTGGATTGTTGCCGCTGCATTGCATGGAATGGTGACAAGGCTCAGCTCATACACTTCGCACTCAGTGAAACGGACACCGCCGCCATCGATGTATGAATACTCGATCGGCCTGAATCCGATTGATACACCACGCACCAGCTCAGCTTTCACTGACTGCCACGCCATATCGATCAGCTGCTTGAGGGGGCCGTCTTCGGTGATCTTCGGCAGTGACGCGCTGAATGGGATCCCGTTTTTGGTCGGCTTGCCGAACTTCACAGAACCCACCGGGCTGTCATGCCGGTGCTGCCACAACAGTGGGAGCGGGTTTTTGAATTTGACGCCCATGGGGTCAACAATATCGCCCACGCGGTCGGGTTCTGGAGTTGTGGCTATTCCGGTGATTTCGCGCTTCTCATCGCTGAGCGCTTTAACCTCGAGGAGGCTGTATGCCTTCTGGATATTCACTGCTTTTTCTCC